GAGGTATAACCACATCACCACTTGTTGCGTCTGTATATTGTGTTTTAAACTGAATAGTAAGCCACCTGGCAGCATTTTTATTTCTTGAATATTGATTTATCAAATGTATAGGATGAGGTGTGTCATCACTTGTTACTGTTCCTTTGTACTTGCTTTGTGTTCCTGCCATATTATCAGCACTAACATAATTTTCAACCACTTGCTTGAAATCAAATATACCTACTCCTGCATTGTTAGGAGTTGTTTTAAATGTAGCTGTTGGAGTTGAAGTTGTGGTTGGTGATGAAGGCGCTCCATATGCAATATAAACATCAGCTATAAATCTTACGTTTAACTGACTTGCTACTATTGTGTTATTTGATACTACAAAGATAACTTCTTGCCCTACAGGAAGTTGAGGGTATAAAGGTGTTTGTTCTATTAGTGTTGCCATTATGCTATTTTTTGTTGTCTTAAACTATTTACTATGTCATCTTTTATTGCTGCTCCAAACTTATCACTAAACTCTTTCATTCCTAACATTAAAGGTTTCTGAAAAAAGCTTATTCCTTGTATTCCTTTCTTCTTTATACTTTTACTTATTAGATAAGCTAATCCTGAAATAAATTGCCCTGTATTTTTAGACCTGCCTCTTTTTGCTCCATGTCCTTTTATTCCTTTTTTCTTTATCCACTTTGAAAGTATATCAATAGGAGGTCCTTTTGTTCTGTACTTAAAAGGACTAGGTTTTGTTTTACCTTTGTAATCTTTAAAGCTTCTTGTAACTTCTGTTCCTGAAACCCCTTTATCTACATAAGCAGCGTAAGACTTCATCTTAAATCTTACTGTTATTGAGCCGCCCTTTTTTATAACAAAGAAATCTATTGAGTTTTCCAAAGCTCCTTTCTTATCAGCTGCTGACAAATTCTCTTTAGCTTGTTTAACTATCTGTTTCCCAAAGCTATTAAGATACTTTTCTAGTGTGGGTAGGTTCATTAGACTAACGCTGCAAAGACTTCTACCTGAACATCAGTTGTTGCTGAAGGTCTTACCTCTACAGTAACTAAATCTTGTAATGTAGGAAAAGCAGGACTTGCGTCTTCTTCACCAATTAATGCTTCTTCTGCTTGAAATAAGATATGTGAACCTCCTGCTCTTACTGTTACCTGGTAATTTGTACCTGAAGTTACATAAGCCACTTTCATATCTTGGTCGTCACTTAAATTAGTAACTCTTAAGTACTTGCAATTTTCTACATCTAAAGCACCATCTGCTCCATGAGGTGTTGAATTAAATACTGCTACTGTTGTAGTCTGGGAATGAGTACAAGTTAATATTCTCTCAAATACATCAACTATGTTTGTAGTTGTTAAAGTATTTGTAGATCCCCTGACTGAGCCGTTCAAGACGACATTCTCTGTAATTGTTGTTGTTAAATCTGCCATGTTATTTTTTATCTATTTGTTTTAATTTATTTATTGCCCAGTTTACACCTGATGAACCTCCCCAAGCATCCCACATAATCCCTCCACAGCCTTCTGAGTAAGCTACATCTTTATGTTGTTGATGTCTTTTAAAGCTAGCCATTCTTGCGATTGTATCTCTACTTATCTTTTTTTTACCAGCTAATTGTCTAGCCCTAGTCCAACCAACCTTAGTACCGCAAGTACTTCCGTTTTCCTCTTTATACTTAATTGCTCTTTTTGCATTGTTACTAGCTGCTTGAGGGTAATCGTTATAACTTTCTAGCTCTATGCTTATTGCTTCAAGCTTTTCTAATATGTCTTCGTACTTCATAGCTTTAATGTTATTTTAAATTTCTTCCATCCTATTTGAACTATTAATCTTCCTATTCTAAATTTTATCATTAATACCCTGCACCTCTTGTGCTAGCAGGAATATCACAAGTTTGAAAATCATTCTGAACTAATACTCCTATGTTAAACACATATCCACAACACAAGTTGTCAAACCTTTCTTGAAACGGCTCTATAGTAAATTGGTCTTGTGTAAAGTAGATAGGTTCGTTAATATCATTTACTCCTTCTATAGATTGTCTTGAACTATGTCTTAGCATACCTATAATATCTGTACATATTTCTAGTGTCTGATTGAATACTTCTTGTTCGTTATTTTCTCTATCTACTAACTTAGTTAAAAGCTCATGCTGTTTAGTTTGCCAATCTGATTTTTCAGATACCATATCCATAACAAACACTTGAAAGTTATAAGTAAGCTGACTGTCGCCTGTTACAACTGAAGTAGGGTTAACGTGCATTAACGGAAACTTCTCCATCTTCTCAAGATTGAGGTCATAAATGTCTCCAACTGAAGTTGTGCTTATTTGGTTGTGATACTCTCCTAGTCTTAGCAAAGTGTTTACTACATTATTATATGTTTTATTGTTCACCATTTCTTTGTACTTTATTTTGTGAGTTTAAATCTGTTTCATAACTCAACCAAGTTAAGCATTCTAACAGTCCTAAATTCGTTATTCTTTCTAAGTTTACTATCTCAGCATTACACAAACGATACATTACCCCGAACCACGACCATTTCTCGGCAAAGCTTTCTGTTGCTATTGCGTCTTCATTTCCATCAGCACTTCCGTCAAACACGATTGCAAAGTCTTTGATAATTCTGTCACGAAAGAGTAAAAAAAAACCAATGCACTTTGCACTTGTTCCGCTGACATCTTTTTCATTTCTTCTGCTCTGAGCCGTATATTACCATCATAAGCATCAATAATATATATATCATTCTTCTTTTCTTTTATCGGTCTATACAATACAGCCATCAATTCAGGCAAATGATTTTCAACCCCGTTCTTAATAAAAGTTTCTATGTCTGCATACTCACCTAATGTAATACTGTCTAAGTCAGGATGAAAGCCGTACTCAACTCCTTCTATTTCAATTATCTTTTTTAAAGAACTATTTTGCTTATGCTGTAACTCAGCTAACTTGCTCATTATTAAAGCTACATTTTTTAAATCTAATTCCTTTATTAACTTCTTAGGAATGTTAGATAACATAGCTATTGTTTCCTCTGCTTCTTTTGTCTTGCTACCCTCTTGAAACTCAATAAGTTTAAGCCACTTCTCCAATGTTACATCTTTCCAACTGCTTATTAACTTATACTTCTTTTCTTTTCCTTGCTTCTTGATATTTACCTTCATCTTATATATAATAGAAATTAATTGATTTTAGTTTACTGTACGTAATACTTCCCTGCGTTTGGATTATCTAGGTGATAAATAACATTGTATCTTATTCCATCTATTGCGTGGTTGTAGTTATCTACATACAACTTTGAGCCTTTATCTGCAAATACATAATTGTTCAACTCTTTAGCTATGTTCGTGCTCTCTGGTGTTATAACAAGTTCATAGTCTTGCATACGAGTTACTCCACTTTCAATTGTTCCTTTTTTTACAGGTTTGATGTTTACTCCTAAATGTCTAAGGTCTGCAATTAATCTTGGCTCTGCACTATCACCGATAATCAAAGTTTGCCCTACTTTGTCTAATATGATTTTAGCTAACTCATTTGACTTCAATCCGTTTCTGTAGATATGCTCTTTTAAATATATCTTATGTTTCTTTTTATCTATAGCCACTTCCGTAAGGCTGTCAGGGTCTACTGAGAAACCAAAGTCCATTCCGCAAGAAGTCTGTAAGCCATCAGGATTGAACTCGCCTATACTCCAATTCTCAAATACTACTCCTTCCGCTTTGTCTAACCAACCCCCTAAGATTTTGTGTTGATACTTTTTAAAGTTCCTATGCTTTATGGTCTTAATACGCTCTAGGAAGCTCTGTGAGAGATTATCTTCATTGTCTAGGTATGTACTATGTATGTAGCATACATTGTCTTTAAAGCCGTTAAAACCTGCTTCTACTCCTTTGTCTTCAAAAAACCTTTTATATATCCAATGCTCTTTAGTAACAGGATTGAGTATAAGTATAATTCTATTCTGTATTCCCTTTTCTCTAATACTTAAATCAATAGTATCAAATATATCCT